GAGTCATAGCTACCACCAGTCCGCACGTCGTAGAACTCCTCGTGCGTGGTGGGCTGGATCTCCTCGTAGTAACAGAGCCAGGCTTCGGCGGCGCCGGCATGCGCGGCAGCGATGGAGCCCAGCCGGCCCCGGAGGACGCCGAGATCATAGACCCCCGCCGAGACGACCGTGATGCTCCCGACCGACAGCACCTCGTCGTCCACGAGCAGCAGGAGGGTGTCGTCCTTCTGCGCGAGGGCGCTCTGTGCCTGCATGCGAGCGAAGTCGAGCGAGGTGCTCGCCACGCGCACGGTGCCGGCGCCGCCGCTCAGGCCGGTGTCTAGGGTGCACCTGGCGGCGAAGGAGCGGAGCGTGAGAATCGGCTCCCACGGCGCGCTGCCCGTGGCGGAGAGATGCAGGCGCGTGGCGGTGTTTTGCGGAGCCGGCCGATCCACCAGGCAGGTGATCTGGCGGCCGCCGCCGAACCCCGGGGGTAGGAACCAGAGGCGGTGGTGCGCCACGTCGGCTGGGAGCGACGGCACGTAGGGCACGCGGTCGTCCACCATGGGCACGTGGGGCGCCGGGAAGGCGCCGCGCTCGCGGAGGACCTCCAGCAGGTCGCTGGCGCTGCCGGCGCGGATGCGCCGCGAGAGGACGCGGCAGACGAGCTGCAGGCCGTGAGGACCGTAGGTCCAGCGGAGGAGGTCGCCAGGCTGGAGCGGGGTGAGGTCGAGCCGGGTGGCACGGCTCTTGAGCACCTGGAGGGTGACGGTGGTGTCGTCGGCGGCGCCAGAGGCGAGCTCGATGGCGAGGCGCTGCGCCTGGTCGGCGAAGTGCACAAAGGGGCGGTCCTTGCGCTGCGGTGCCGCGGCGAGTCCGGTCTCGCGGTTGGCGGGGGCCTGGTAGGTGGCGGCGCCGTCCTCGTAGTCGCGGCCGGCGGCGTCGGTGAAGACGACGGCGATGCTGGTGGCCGCCTGATTCCAGTCGGGGAAGCCGCCGCCGCTGGGTTTCTCCTCGAGGTCAGCCTCGGCGATCTCGGGGAGTGAACCGGTGGGCAGACCGCCAGGGAACCAGCCGGCGCGGAGCTGGCCGGCGGCGGCATAGAGGTAGCCGTCGCAATAGGCGAGGATCTGGCTGAGGGCGTCGGACAGGGAGGTGCCTTGGCGGAACCAGGGATGGATGAGCACCTGCTCGCCGGTGCGGGTGTGGATGCCGCCGGTCCAGAGGGCGTCGGACACGGCGCCCCAGTGGGCAGCATCGAGGAGCTCGGCCGCGCAATCGCCGCCGCGATCCTCGCGCAGCAGGCCGTAGATGGCGGAGAAGGGGTTGACGCCGTAGGCAGAGCCGGCGCCAGCATCTGCGCCGATCGCCGGCGCGCGCCGGCCGACCTCTATGGCGAAAGAGGGTATCGTGGTGTTGCCCTGGCCGAGGTCTATGTTGGTCATTACGGCGTAGGCGAGTCCGCGATAGGCCGGGTGAGCCTGGCCGGTGCCAGCGCTGAGGGTGGAGTCGGGCAGCTGGGTTTCCGTGCCGCGATAGACTCGCAGGAGCCAAGGTTGCCCGAGCGCGAGGGAGGGGTTGATGACGAAGTCGTGGTAGTCTTCACCTGCAGCGAAAGTGTAGTCGCAGTGCCAGATGGCTTTGCCATCGCGCTTGATCAGGCCGACATAGTCGATCGGCCCGGCGCCGAGGGCGAAGGCGATGGAGGCATACTGCCAGTTCGGCTCATTTTTGCCTGCCGGGGCCTCGCGCCAGTTGAAGGCGTCCGACAGCCAATGCGCGGCCAGGAGGGCGCGGCCATAGCCGAGGGGCACGGGCTCAGCCTCCTGGTAGGAGGGCATTTGTTGCTGCTGGGCGGCCGGTGCGGACAGCTTGGGGGCTTTGACCAGGAAGCTCATGCTGCGGCCTCGGTGAGACGGTAACGGCTGCGATGGAGGGGCACGCCATGGAGCCGCAGCCCGGCGAGGGACTGGCGCACGACGCCGGCGGGGCGGGCGACATGCCAGATCTCGCCGCCGAGCTGGAGGGCCAGGTGGTGCTCGGTGCGGCCGACGCGGGGGAACACCATGTCGCCCGGCAGCGCCGGCTCGGCCTCGTCGAGGAGGCGCACGCGAGCGCGCACCTCGGGGCGCTCGAACCAGGCGCGCAGCAGGCTCTCCTCGCAATGCTCGGCGTGGTTCGGCTCGTAGGGGGGCACGGCGATGCAGGCCGGGATGGCGCCGATCTCGGCGAAGACGGCGCCGACGAAACCCGCGCAATCCACGCCGCCCTGTGGTCCCTTGACGGCGGAGCAGGCGCGGAAGGGCGTGCCGGCCCAAGAGGCGCAGGCGGCGGCCAGCGCGGCATGCCGCGCGAGCTGATGCGGGGCGAAGTAGTCGGTGCGCGTGCTCATTTGCCGACCTTGGGCCGCGAGACCTCGCGGGTTGAGAGGTAATTGGGGATGAAGGGGTGCCCGCGGAAATTGAGGTAATTGGAGAACTTGTTGGTGCATGTGCCGGCCTGGCCGTCGCAGCCTGGCACAAGCTGCACGGTCTGGCCGCCGGAGATGAGATCGGCCCAGAACGGGCGGTTGAGCTTGAGGGTGAGGCTGCCGCCGGAGGCGGCGGTGCTCTCGACGATGGTGGCGATCTGGGTGGCGCGGCCGGTGCCGGTCCGGATGATGCCGGCGGCGAACCAGTTGGCCGGCGCGGGCGCGCCCCAGCCGCTGACGCCGGAGACGGTGAGGGTGCGGCCATCGTCAGAGAGGGAGCCCGGCGAGATGGTGCCGGTGCTGCGGTGCGAGGCCTCATCGAGCCCGCAGCGCGGGCTGAAGACCCAGGTGTTGCAGCGCGGCCCGAAGACCCAGCCGGGCACCCGTCGCTCCAGCAGGGTGCCGAAGAGCGTGGCGGTGACGCGCAGGGTATTGCCGGCCGGCGTGACGGCCTTGACGTGGCCCTCGAAGAGCGGCGCGCCGCGCGAGCCCGCGGGGTCGGCCGGATCGCACCGCCAGATCGTGAGCGTCACCAGGCCGAAGAGGCGGCCGAGCAGCCAGTCGGCCAGGAGCGAGCCGGGCTGGTGGGCGATCTCAAGCTCGGCCTGCTCATCCTGGGGGCGCAGCGAGCGCACGATCTCGCGGTGGGCGATCTGCGCCGGGAGGTAGGTTCCCTCGGGCAGGGTGAGCGGCGCGTTCCAGTCGGTGTAGAGCTCCGGGTTGGAGGTGTCGTGGAGGTAGCGGAGGCGGTAGAGGTGTTTCTCGGCGGGCAGGGGCTGGCTGCCCGAGGTCGCCTGCAAGAAGCCGATGCGCGCCGTGGCGGTGGCGCCCGAGACGTAGGTTAGGGCGAGCTCGTCGCTGGCGAAACGCGCGACATAGGAGGCGGGCGTGCCATCGCCCGGAGGGCCGGGCTGCAGCCAGGCTGGCACGGGCGACCATGAGTCGTGCGCGCCACGCATGGCGGCGAACCAGGAGAGCGCCTGCCGGATATCCAGACGGCTGGCGAAGACGAAGTCGCCCTCCTGCTGCCATCGAGCCTGGGAATTGACGCGATCGAGCGCGGGCGGGGCCTGCGGGTTGAGCTCGAGCAGCTCGAGCCCGTGGAGGCTGACTTCGGTGGGAGACGAGCGCCAGGCGGGCTCGGCGGTCCACCCTGCACCATAGGTGTGGATGCCGATGCGCCATTCCCAGGCGCGCAGCTCGGCCAGCTCGATCTCCACCTCGGCGCGGTCGGCGCTGAGGGCGACGGCCGGCGGCCGCTTTTTCCAGCGGCACAGCACGAGCGGAGCATAGAGCGGATGAGCCGGCGACCCGGGCAGGCTGGCGGCGTCGTAGATGGCGTAGGCGCCGGTGTCGCGGTCGAAGTTGAGCACTTTCTGCGGCTCGTAGATCCGCGAGCCCCAGTCGGCCACGGGCAATGCGTCCACCCATAGCGGCACGGCCACGGGCAGGTTGCCCAGGGCGGCGAGGCCCTTGCGCCAGTCGTCGGCCTCCGACCCCTGCAGCAGGAGCCGCCAGCGGAGGGAGGAGAGCTGCAGGCCGGCCCGCTCCGGGCGGCGCTCCTCGCGCGAGGTGCGGCCTTCGCCGATCAGCGTGTCGTAGCGGTGCGTGATGCGCGGCGGGGCGCCCCAGTCGGGCTCGAGCAGCAGCAGGCCGACGGTCTGGCCGGCGTGGGTGACGGTCGGGAACTTCATGACTCGAGCAATTCGCCGCGGCGGCGGCGCATGAGGTCGAGGATGCGGACCTCGAAGTCGGGGTGGCGCATCTGCTCGCGCAGGGCGGACTGCATGTCATAGACCGGCAGGATCAGGAGGGGGCGCGGGCCCGCCGCGGGAGTGGCGCCGGAGCCCGGCGCAGTGGCGGCGGGGCGCTCGCCGGCGAGCGCGGCGGCATGCAGGCTGGCGAGGGAGTCGCGGCCGAGGGCATCGACCGCCGGCGCCGAGAAAACAAACTCCTCGCCATGGACCAGGCCGGCGATCTCGCCGCGCCGGCCGGCGGTGTAGCCGCCGGCCTCGAAGAGGGCCAGTGCCTTAAAGCCGGGCGCGGCGGCCGCCGCCGCGCCGAAAGTGGCGATGGTGGCCAGGGTGGCGGGCGTGGCCCAGAGCGCGGACTGGGCCAGGGCGACGGGCAGCGTGGCGGCCACGCTGGCGGCGGCGATCGACTTCTCGGCGGCGGCCAGGCCGAGGCGGGTAGCCACCCAGCGGGCGGCCATCATGGCAAGGTTGGCCACCCAGCGGACGCCCATCGAGACGATGGCGCCGATGATCTCCTGCACGATGGCCAGCCGGATATTGCCGAGGGCTTCGCGGAAGCTCTGGGCGCGCAGCACCCACTGGGTGAGCTGTTGGCTGACGCTCTGGACAGCGCCGGAGATCGTGCCGCGGATGGCGCCGGCGATCTGCTGGGCGATGGTGCCCCATTCGGCGCGGAGGGAGGCCAGGCCGGCCCGCAGCTGCTCGACGAAGGAGTTGGGGTCGGGCCCCAGGGTGGCATACTGGTTGGCGAGCTGGTCGAGGTCGCGGCCGGCGGAGCGGCCGGATTGCTCGTAGATGGCGGCGCCGGCGGTGTCGCCGGCCTGGAGGGCGAGATCGCGCCGCTCCTGGAGCACGCGCACCAGCTCGGCCTGGTTGCGGATCTCCTCCTGGAGGAGGCGGCGGCGCTCGGCCCATTTTTCGGCGTCGGTGCGGGTGAAGTCGCCCTCGAGGCGGGCGCGCTCGGCGGCGAGGCGGCGGGCCTCGCTCTCGGCCCGATCGGCGGCCTGGCGGGCCGCAGCCTGGGCGGCCTGGGCGTCGAGCGCGACCAGCGCCTGCTTGGCGCGTAGTCTGGCGCCCTCGGCATCGAGCAGTGTTTGTGCAGTGCTCTGCTCGTCGGCGAGCAGAGCAGCCAAGGCCGCCTCGGCCTCAGCGAGGCGTGCGCGGGCCCGCTCATGCTGCTCCGAGAGTGGCAGCATGCTGGCCTCCAGCTCCTCGTTTTGTGCGTTCTGCTGCTGCTGACGCTCGAGCTCGGCGTTGATCTGCTTGTCGATCTGCCATGCCTCGGTCTTCGCCCTCGTGACGGCGAGACTGGCCTCCATCAGGGCCTGCGTGTCGATCCGCCCCTTGCGATTGCCATCGTCGATCACGCGCTGGAGGTCTCGCTCGGCTGCTGTCACAGCCGCGACCGCCGCCTCACGCTGCTGCCAGAGCGGCTGCATGGCGAGCGCGAGTCGGCTCTGTTCTGCGCGCATTTCTGCGATGCCGGGGCCTTGCCGGCCGGAGCCACCGGTCGCAGCGGCGCCACCGGCAATCTCAGCGACGCCGCCAGCGGTCGGCATGGGTTGGCCGTGCAGGTCGCCGATGCTGCCCTCGAACATGGCGCGCCACTCCTCCAGCGCATCGCGCCATTTGACGCCACCGATGAGGCCAGCCATAATCGCCCCCAGCCCCTGCCCGATGCCGCGAATGGCCTTCAGCACATCCAGTGCGAGGCCCGCCAGCACACGCATCAAGGAGATGACCGGCTCCAGCGCCACGCCAAGCTCGGCGAATGTCACCTTGAATTTGGTCTTGAGGGCGCCCCAGCGGTCGTCGATGGCATCGGCCTTTTCCACAAGTTCGGAGGAGAGCAACGCTCCGGTCTGGTGCAGCGCCCGCGCCATGCCCCCCAGCCCTTCGCTGGCGAGAGATTGGAGCAGCGCCTGGAGACGTGGCGCATCCCTCTCGCCCAGCACACGGATGAGGGCGGCGAAGGCTTGTCCGTCGCCGCCGCTCGCTGCGAAACCGCGGGCGATGGCCTCCAGTTGGTCGGCCAGTGGCAACGTGGTGATTTTTTGGGCGTCCACCCCCAGTCTGGCGAAGGCATTGGCCAGCTCTGCATTGCCGGCTTGGGCAGCGGTCGCCGCCTGGCGCAGGTTGGTGAGGGCAGACCGCACGTTCTCGATGCTGGCGCCGGATTGCTCTGCCGAATGCCCGAGCACCTGGATGGCGGCGGTGGTCAGCCCGCTCTGGATCGACATGTCCTTAAGGCTCGCGGCGTAGCGCAGCCCCTCGTCGATCGCGGACCTGAACGCGCCCAAGGCCCGCAGCACTGTGTCTGCCAACTTGGCGCCCAGGTTGAGCTGGAAGCCCGCCTCCAGGGTTTGGGTGAATGAGGTAAACTGGCCATGCACCTGCTGGATGGCGCTGACCACCTGGTTGGAACCCTCCAACCTAATCTGGATTGCAAGTTGCTGGGCCTGTGGCATAGTTATGAAACTATGATGAGTGCAGGAGAACTGCTGCTTTGGGCCGTGTTTGGTGCTGGCGTGCTGAGTGCGCTGGGACTGGGAGCACTGGCCGTGCGGGCGCTAGTGCGCCGGTGGCGTGCTGAGCGGGCGGCAGGGCTCCGTGTGATTGTCATCTTGGGCCATTAGGCTCGGCCTCCTCGGCGGCCTGGCGGAGCAGGCGCTGGAGCTCGGCATAGCCTTCGCCGCCGGCGAAGGCGCGGTTGAGGAGGGCGAGTTGGAGCAGGGCATCATGGTGGCGTTGGCGGAGGGCGGCGCGGTAGATGGCGAGAAAGCGGGCGGGGGTCAGGTCGAGGAGGCGCTCCCAGTCTCCGCCGGCGAGGCCGAGGGCGCAGGCGTGGGCGAGGAGGCGCTCCCACTCGGCCCATGGGTCTTGGCCAGCCCGGCCACCTGGCTCAGGCGCTCGAAGTCCAGAGCGAGCGGGGCCAGCCTGGCGGCGAGCACCGGGTCGCTCCCCGCCAGCCTGAGCGCCCGCGGAAAATTTAGCTCGTGCGCCTTGGCCACGAGGGCGAGGTAGGACTCGTCAGTGAGGGTGTCCACCCACTCGGGCGGCTGGCCGGCGCAGAGGGCTACGAGCGCGGCGGAGTCGCCGCCGGCGAGGTGGCGGGCGAACTGGTAGAGTTGGCGGATGGTCAGCTCGGCCAGGGCGATGGTGGCGGAGGTGCCGTCGCGGTAGTGGACGGTGACGGGGTGCTGGGCGGTGAGGGAGGGCATGGGATGGTGTTTAGAGGGTGGCGGCGGCGCGGAAGAGCGCGTCGATCTGGGCTTCGGTGAGGCCGAGCTGGGTGGCCATGCTGGCGAGCAACGGGTGGTCACGCCGGATGGTCGTGGCGTAGTCCCAGGCATCCTGCACCTCCTGGTCGGCGGCGGCGACGGCGGCCTCGACGGCGGGGCGCAGCCCGGCCGCGTTGAGGGCGCGACGCATTTGCAGCGGGGAAACTTCCGCCGGCACGGGGGCGGGGACAGGACGCGGATGCGCGACGGCATCGAGGGCATCGGCCTCGCTGGGCATGGCCGCATCGGACCAGTAGGTGCGGCCCTGTCGGTCCACATAGGCGCCGTCCTGGTAGGCGACGAGGGTGATGCTCGCGGAGATTGGCAGCGGAAACAGGTCAGGCATGGCAGATCAGACAGTTAGAGGAAGCGTTGGCAGGTGATCACGCCGGAGACGACCGCCCCATTCCAGGCGTCGCAGCTCACATGCAGGGTCTGGCGCCAGAGCGTATGCATGCCGCTGGCGTTGGGGTCGGCGGGGAGGATGGTCCGGAAGGTATTGGCTGCGCCAAGGCCGCTGGCCTGGAAGAGCACGGTGCCGCTCGGGCCACCCGCGCGGATGTAGAGTGTGCCAGGGGCTGAGGCCCCTTCGACGACGTGGAGGGTGGCCGCAACAAACCGCTGGCCGTGGATGGTGCAGTGGGCGCCGCCAAAGAGGTATTGGTCGGCAGTCAGGCGGCCGAGCGGGATCTCAAAGAGCAGGCTCCGCACCGGCCCGAGGGCTACCACGGCATCGAGGCAGCCGCCCAGGCGCGCGCGGGCGCGGGAGGACACGACGAGGGAGCCCGGCTGCACGACGGGCTGCAGCATGTCGCCGCCGAAATAGCAGGAGGTGTTTCGCGTGTAGAGATAGGTCGGGTTGGGCAGGGAGGCGATGGTGCCCGAGGCGGAGGTGTTGCCATAGAGGTGGAGACGCTCTTGCGAGGCCCTGGGGGGCAGCCTCAGGGCGAGGCGGAACGGTGAGACTTGGCCGGGCGTGATGGCGCAGGCGGCGTGGGTGAGGCCATTGTTGTCCTTGAGGACCAGGTGCGTGATCGGCGAGGTGGTCGGCACGAAGGCCTCGCCAAAGATCCACACCCATTGCTCTCCAAACAAGTTGGGCGCGAGCGCATTGTTGTCGCTAACCTCGCCCGCATTGAAGCTGCGGGAAAAGTTGTGCCTGTGCCAGCCCGACGAGGGCGGGATGCCGGGGCCGTCGGCGTCGGCATTCGTGCTGCCATTGGCATGGGTATAGGTGGGCAGGGAGGAGGCGGCGGGATGTTGGGTCCAGGCGGGCGGCGTGCCGGTGCGGGCCCAGGAGAGGGCCTCGGCGGCGGACCAAGCGCCGAGGTGGAGGCCGCCCGGGATGTAGCGCACGCCTCGGGGCGCGGGCGTGAGCACATGGTGGTAGATGCATTGCAGGTCGGCATCGAGCCAGGCTGGGGGCGTGCCTGCGGTGGTTTCGGCGCCGAACAGGCCGTCGGCGTCGGCGCCATCGATATAGACCTTGGGCGCCGTGGTGGCGCCCGGTTGCGCGAAGACCACGAGCAGCCGCAGCGCTTTGCCGAGGTAGTCGGCGCGGAAATTGGCATATACACGCTCCCGGTAATCGGCGGCGGTTGCGCCGGTGGAGCGCAGCACCAGGTGGCCGCTGGTGTTGACCGCGCAGACCAGCGAGCGTGGTGTGGTGAGGGAGGGTGGGTTGTTGGGGCCCAGCGCCCAGAGGCAGGTGTGGCCGTTGGAGAGGTCGGTCCACACGTCGGCGTCACCCGACAATTCGAGCTCGATCGGGATCGAGAGGGCGAAGCGCGGGAGCGCGGCGCCGAACTCGCCTAGTATGTAATAGAGCACGCCGCGTGCGCTGTAGCCGCCTTGGGCGGCGTAGAGGTAGGGGCGGCCGGCGGCGAAGACCGGCGCGAGCATGTTGGCGGCGCTGCTAGCGGCGCTGGCGGCGGCGGCCGCGGCCGCGGTGGAGGAGCTGGCCGCATTGGCGGCCGAGGCGGTCGCCTGGTCGCGGGCCGTCTCAGCTGCCAGCTTGGCGGCCTGGGCCGAGGTGGCGGAGTTTGCGGCATTGGCGGCCGCGGTGGCCGCGGCCGTCTGGCTGGCGCTGGCGGCGGCGCTGGCGGCGGCCGCCGCGGCCTGGGCGGCTTGGGCGGCGAGCTGGGCGGCATCGGCCGCCGAAGCGCTGGCAGCGGCGGCCAATGCGTCGGCCGCAGCCGCCGAGGCGCTGGCGGCGGCGGCCGCTTGCGCCGTCTCGGCGGCGGCGCGGGCCGTGCTGGCGGCCTCCTGGGCCTCTTCGGCGGCGGCTTGCGCGGCTTCCGCCGCGGCCTGGGCAGCCTGAGCGGCCTCGCGCGCGTTGGCGGTGGCGGTGGC